CACCGTCGGAGCGTGGGCAGGACAACGTCCACCCTCACGTGAATCGCATCGTCGCCTTCTGGGGGAAACTGAAAGAAAACGGCTGGCTTCAGAACTCGGAGGACCTACGCCTCGAACGGATGCTGCGTGATCTTCAGCCGGTGGTCGACATCTACGATGAGATCGCATCGACGCTGAACATCAGAAAGGAATAACCAGATGCCGCCTGTCTTCACAGATCAGCACGAGGCGGTTCGATACCAATCCCCACGCTCCGCGCTCTACCCGCAGGAATATCTGTTTCGCGCACAAGTCTTTCAATCGTTGGAGAAGTTGGGAATCCGTGTCCAAGTCGAACGCGGTATGCACTTCGGAGACATGAGCCTGCGCTGGGACATCGGTTTGAAGGTTGGAGCATCACCGTTCCGTGCCGAGGATGTGATCATTGAATGCAAAACTGTGGGTGGTCTTCCGAACCTTGAACGCTCGCTCGGTCAAGCACTGCTCTACAGGGAATGCCGTTGCGCCCGGGTGGTTCTGTTGTGCTTCCCTTCTGACCTGGAACTTCCTCTGCTATTTGTTCGCACCTGTGAATCACTAGGCATACCAGTGGCAAACGAGCTCAACGTGCTGCAGATTGTTGCAATGATCCTGCAATCAGTTATAATGAACATTAAACGGTTAGGGGGGAGGTCTGCGGGGTCCCTAAGTCCTTTATAATCAACTGGTTCCGGCGCCAGCGCCGAGGGTTTGAGTGAGAGGCGCATTTTTTACAGTTCCACTTTTCACGGGATCGTCACCCCGGGCAACCCCGGCGCCCGAAGCGCACGTCAGGCGGCCCCCCGGCCAATCGAGCAACGGTGAAACGCTCCGCTTTCCGTGACCACGGGCTGGAATCCGTTCCAGTACAGTGCCACCCGCGTTGACAACCTTGCTCGATCCATGGAACAACAAAGCCAAGATCTAAGCCCCGACGCCGCCGAGCGGATCCTGGCGGCCGACTTCAAGAACATCGTCCGCAAGGTCAAGGAGGGCAAGACGCTCTCGCAGGCCGAACTGGCGCGGGTGCAGTCCCGAGCGGCGCATGCCCGCGACGCATCCCTGACGGTGGCGCGCAACGTTACCGAATTGGCCGCCGTCCTCGGGGTGGCGCGGCAGACCATCAACCGCTGGCGCAAGATCGAGGGCGCCCCCCAGCCCAAGCCCAACGGCACGCACTCGGTGGTGGAGTGGCGGCAGTTCATGGCCGCGCACGACCTGGAGGGCAATGCAGTCTCCTCGGACATCGAGGCACTGAAGGCCAGAAAACTGCTTGCCGACATCGAGGACCGCGAGCTGCGCACGGCGGTTCGCAAGGGCGAGTACGTCCCCCTCGAGCGGGTGCGCCAGGAGTGGACGACGCATATCGGCAAGGCCAGGGCGCTCCTGGAGGCACGGTTCCTGAACGAGCTGCCGCCGGTCTTGGTCGGCAGGGATGCGGTGGCGATCCGCGAGGAGTTGGAGCGGGTGCTCTTGGAGTGCTACGGGATCCTGCACAGCGGTGGAACGACCACGCCGTAGTTGCGGTACTCATTGCCGTTGCGATCATGCCGTCCGGTTTGGCGTCTTCTCCGTCTCGAGCAATGCCACCACCTGCCGTGCCCGCCCGCTGGTGCCGAGGTTCCAGACCTTGGCATACCCCATAGCCTTTAGCTGGCGCGCGGCGACGGCTGAGCGCATGCCGCTTGCGCAGTAGACCAGCAGCTCGTTCGCGGGGCTTAGCGCAAGACTCTTGGCGTTTCGCTCCAATTCACCCAACGGCAGGTTTCTGGCTCCGGGCAGCCGGTCGGATGCGAATTCCGCTGGGCTGCGGACATCGAGCAGGAAGGCCCCCGCGCGCAGGCGCCGGGTAGCCTCATCGACACTTATCCAGCTCAGCCGTGGCAAGATGAACCAGCCAGCAACCAACAAGAGCATCGCTATGACAATCCACTGCATGGCGAACTAGATGCTTGTGTGACCGGGCATCTGGCAAGCCCCAGTTGACGCCCCCACCGGGGCATGGAAGCCCTGACAAGCATCGCCCGCGCCGCCTGGCGCCCGCCCGACCGCAACCCGCCATGGGAATGGGCGGAGCGTAACATCGAGGGCATCCCGTACTCGCCGATCCCTGGCCGCTTCCGCGCCGATAACTCGCCGCACATCCGGGAGGTGATGGAGGCGATGGTGGACCCGCACATCAAGGAGGTGTGCATCCTGGCGGCCGTGCAAGCCTCGAAGACGACGGCGGCGGAGCTCGTGCTTTGCTACATCATCCAGAACCTGCCTGGCCCCACGCTCTGGCTTTGCACCACGGACGAGGAGGCGAAGGACCAGTCGGAGTCGCGCCTGCAGCGGCTCTTCGAGGCGTCGCCCCCGGTGGCAGCGCTATTTCCCGCGAACCGGCACAAGCGGCGCAACATGACGACCCACTTCGCGAACGGGATGACCCTCTGGTTCGCGGGCGCGCACAACAAGACAAACCTGCAGCGCCGCTCGATCCGCTGGATAATCGGCGATGAGTGCTGGTCGTGGCCCGTTGGCCACATGGCGGAGGCGGAGGCTCGTGTCACGGCTTTCGGCTGGCTCGGCAAATGCATCTGGATGAGCCAGGGCGGCGAGGATGAGGACGACATTCACCGCAAGTTCGAGGCGACCGACCAGCGGGAGTGGACCTTCGCCTGTCCGGCCTGCGGTCACCGGCAGCCGTACCGCTGGGAGCAGATCGAATGGGCGAAGGACTGCAAGGACGCCGAGGATCAGTATGATTTCGCCCGGATCCGGGAAACCACGGTCCTGCGCTGCATTGAGTGCCAGCACGAGATTGCGGACGCCGACGAGAACCGGCGCCGGTTGAACGCCGGCGGACGCTTCGTGGCGCAGAACTCGCGGGCAGCCCGGGAGTTGGTTGGCTTTCACTGGAACAGCATTGCCACGATGTCCTGGGGGGCGCTCGCGGAAATGTACCTGCGGGCGAAGATGGCGGCGCGGCGCGGTGATGTGTCGCTCCTGCAGCAGTTCTACCAGAAGCGCCTGGCGCTCCCGTGGAAGGAGTTTGCGGAGGACTTCAAGGTGGAGATCACCACGAGCGGCTACGCCCTCGGGGATGACTGGTCCGAGGAGGCGGCCCTCGATTCCAGGAGCCGAATTCTCCCGGCGCCCTTTCCGCCGGAACTGCGCGCGGTACGGCTGCGCTTTCTCACGGTCGACGTGCAGATGGACCACTTCTATCTCGTCGTGCGGGCGTGGTCTGCCACTGGCGCGTCGCGGCTCATGTGGTGCGAGAAGGCGCTCAGCTGGGAGGACATCGAGGGTGCGCAGGCCCGCTTCCAGGTCCACGGGAGCCTGGTCTTCGTCGATGCCGGCTACAACTCCTACGAGGTGTACCGGCAGTGCGCCCGGCGCGGTTGGACAGCGCTCATGGGTGACGCGCACGGCAGCTTCACGCACAAGACGCAAAAGGGCCGCGTGCAGCGCTTCTACTCCCCGGTGCGCAAGGTGGCCCTCGGCCGCGGACTGGTCTGCCGTATGCATTTCTTCGGCAATTTGCCGCTGAAAGACATACTCGCGCGGCTGCGGAGGGAGCACCAGGAGGACGGGCAGCCACTGTGGCAGATCCCGACCGACGCGCCCGAGGAGTACTGCGCGCAGCTTGAGTCCGAGCACCGCGTCCAAAAGGGCGGCAAGTGGATGTGGGTGCAGATCGGCAGCAGACCCAACCACATGTTCGACGCAGAAATTATGCAGGTGGTGGCCGCGGTGATGCTGAAAATCGTCGGCCGGGAGGCGGATTCGGGCGCTGCCGGGGAGCCCGTGGAGGCCGATTCCAAACGTCCGAAAATATAATCGGATATTTCCACTATTAGCCTTGATAGCCGCGCGCCCGAGAGCGTGTATGCGCTCGTAAGCTAAACCATTAACCATCAACGAGAAAAGCAATGACAAAGCGCACCGCCAGCACCTCCTACGAAGCCCACCGCCGCGAGATCGACACCCGGATCGAGCGCCTGAAGGGACTCCTCGCCGCCTTCGACAAGAAGCAGGCCGCCGACCCCCTCAACTGGGGCTACGCCGGCAGCGCCGAGCACATCAAGGACGAGCTTTCCAATATCAACGCCTTCCTCACCGACGAGGAAGGCTGAGCGCCAGGAGACCATCCCCATGCAAATGAAGACCATCAACAGCGACCACCTTAAATTCAGAGGGCACATGCCGCCCTGCTTCGCCATCGCCACCGTCGAGGCGAGCGAAATCGGGCTGCGCCCCGGGCAATGGCCGAGGGCCACCGCGGTCGAGG